ATGGACGAGGACGCTTCCTCGAAGTGGGCCGCCGTCGCCGCGGATTATGCCGCAGGCAAGCTGACGGTGGCGCAAATCTGTACGCAATACGGAATCACCCGAAAGGCGTTATATGCACATGCGCGGGAGCAGGGCTGGCCCCTGCGCAGCGGTCGCGCACGGAGGTCTGCCGGTGGAGCCGGACGCCGACGTGAGCCCCACACGGCGCGCAAGGCGCTGATCGCCCGGCTTTACAAGGCGCTGGAGCGGAAAATGAGTCAATTCGAGTCGCGCCTGCCCAATGGCGCACAAACAGCGGCGGATCATGAACGTGACACGCGAACCCTCAATACGATGGTGCGGCTGTTCGAGCGGCTCAGCGCGCTCGACGAGAAGGCTGAAACCGGCGGGGCTTCCGGCCACGACAACAGCGTGGGCGTGAACGCCGATGCGCGAGCCCTGCGCGAAGACCTTGCGCGACGCCTTGAGCGCCTGCGCGCCGAACACGCTGAGTGATGCGTTCATCGGCTCGCTGAGCGCGCGTGAAATTCGCTTCCTCCTGCATGACTGGCAGATCTGGGCGCGGACCGATCAGCTCCCGCCAGCGGCCGCACAAGGCGGTGGGCCGTGGACGACCTGGCTTTTGCTCGGCGGGCGCGGCAGCGGCAAGACGCGCGCCGGGGCCGAATGGGTGCGCGGCGTGGCGCTGGGGCGCGCGCCGTTTTCTGAGCGGCCGGCCGGGCGTATTGCGCTGGTGGCCGACACGCTGGACGATGGCCGCGCGGTGATGGTCGAAGGCGTCTCGGGCCTGATGAGCATTCACCCGCAGGATGAGCGTCCGCAGTTTCACAAGACCAGGCATGAAGTTGAGTGGGCCAACGGCGCGCGCGCCCGGCTGTTTTCGGCGAGCGATCCGGACAGCCTGCGCGGCCCGCAGTTCGATGCGGCCTGGTGCGACGAGCTTGCGAAGTGGCCGCGCGCGGACCGCGCCTGGGACATGCTGCAATTCGGCCTGCGGCTGGGCGAGCGCCCGCGCCAAATCGTGACCACGACGCCGCGCCCGATCCCGCTCATCAAGCGGCTTATTGCCGATCCGCGGACGGCGGTGACGCGTGCGGCGACATCGGCAAATACCGCAAATCTCGCGCCGGCTTTCCTGGACGCGATCGTTGGACGCTATCAAGGCACGCGGCTTGGCCGCCAGGAACTTGATGGCGAGATTATCGAGGATCGCGCGGACAGCCTTTGGCGGCGAGACGCGATTGAGGGGGCGCGAGTGAAATCGCCGCCCCCTCTTTCGCGCATCGTGGTGGCGGTCGATCCGCCTGTGACGAGCGGGCAGGGCGCCGACGCCTGCGGGATCATCGCGGCGGGCCGAGGCGAAGACGGCTGGGCCTACGTGCTTGCTGATGGGACGGTGCAGGGCGCACGGCCCACGGTCTGGGCGGGTGCTGCGACGCGGCTTTACGACAGCCTTGAGGCCGACTGCATCGTCGCGGAGGTCAATCAGGGCGGTGAACTCGTCACCGATGTCCTGGCGCAGGTCGCGCCGCAGGCCGCGATCCGCATGGTGCGCGCCGGACGGGGCAAATACGCCCGCGCCGAGCCGGTCGCGGCGCTTTATGAGCGCGGGCTTGTGTCCCATGCCGGCCTCTTCCCGGCGCTGGAGGACGAGATGTGCGCCTTCGGCCCGGACGGCCTGGAGGCCGGTAGCCCGGACCGCGTCGATGCGCTGGTCTGGGCCTTGAGCGATCTCATGCTCGGCACGGCGAAGCCGCCGCGCCTGCGCAGTTTTTGATCTCATACCCCAACTTCTGGAGGTTTCATGAGCCGCATCACCGACGCGCTGACGCGTTGGCTCGGCGCGCCGCCGCTTGAGCGCCGGGGCAACTTGGCCGGGCCGTTCCTCGCGTTTAAGGGTCACGCCCAGCCGGTATGGTCGCCGCGCAATGCCGGGGCGATGGCCCGCGAGGGTTTCATGAAGAACCCGGTCGTGTATCGCTCGGTGCGGATGATCGCCGAGGCTGCCGCTTCGGTCCCGCTGCGCCTGTTCGACGGGGCGGACGAGCTCGAAGCCCACCCGCTTATGGACTTGCTGGCGCGGCCCAATGCCGGCGAATGCGCGCCCGACCTCTTTGAGGCCTGGTACGGTTCGCTGCTGATTTCGGGCAACGCCTTCATGGAGGCGGTGGCACTTGAGGGGCAACCGCGCGAGTTGCATGTGCTGCGTTCCGATCGGATGCGCATTGTGCCCGGCGCGGATGGCTGGCCCTGCGCGTATGAATATCAGGCGGATGGTCAGACTCTGCGCTTCGACCAGGAGGTCGCCGGGGTGCGCCCGATCCTGCACATGCGCCAGTATCACCCGGTCAACGATCATTACGGCATGAGCCCGCTGGAGGCCGCCGCGATGGCGATCGACATCCACAACGCCGCCTCGGGCTGGAACAAGGCGCTTCTCGACAACGCCGCGCAGCCTTCGGGCGCGCTGGTCTATTCCGCCGGTGACGGACACCTGACCGAGGAGCAATACGAGCGGCTCAAGACCGAGCTTGAGGCGACCTACGCGGGCGCGCGTAACGCCGGACGGCCGATGCTGCTGGAAGGCGGGCTGGACTGGAAGATGATGTCGATGAGCCCGCGCGACATGGACTTCATCAGCGCGAAGAACCTGGCCGCGCGCGAAATCGCCCTGGCTTTAGGCGTGCCGCCAATGCTGCTGGGCATTCCCGGCGACAACACCTTCTCGAACTATCAGGAGGCCAACCGGAGCTTCTGGCGTCAGACGGTATTACCGCTGGTGAACCGCACGCTGCAGGCGCTGGGCGGCTGGCTCGGCCCGGCTTATGGCGAGGGGCTGGCGCTGAAACCCGCACTCGACCGGATCGATGCGCTGTCCACCGAGCGCGCGGCGCTCTGGGAGCGGGTGGAGGATGCCTCCTTCCTGACGATCAACGAAAAGCGCGCCGCGATCGGCTACGGCCCGGTCGAGGGCGGCGACGAGTTGGCAAGCGCGACCTGAACCTAATGAAAAACCTGGCCTTAAAGCGCGCGGAGCCGCCGCGCGTGCGCGAGCGTGCGCCTCTGCGCGTGAGCGAGAGCGACGGGCGTGTGGAAGGTTACGCCAGCCTTTTCGGCGTGCCCGATCATGGCGGCGACGTCGTCATGCCCGGCGCGTTCGCCGCGAGCCTGAAACGGCGTGCCCCGCGCGAAATTCGCTTCCTGTTCCAGCACGACCCGGCGCAGCCGATCGGCGTTTGGGATGAAATCCGGGAGGACAAGCGCGGGCTTTACGTGCGCGGGCGGCTGATCGGCGGGGTGGCGCGGGCGCGCGAGATCGCGGCGCTGCTGCGCGCGGGCGGCCTCGACGGGCTGTCGATCGGCTTTCGCACGGTCCGGGCAGACCGCGATCCGCGCCTGCGCACGCGCCGGCTCCATGAGATCGATCTTTGGGAAATCTCCATCGTGACCTTCCCGATGCTGCCCGGCGCGAAGGTCAGCCGGATCAAACGCGCGAAGCCGCCCGACGACATCACCGCCCGGCTCGCCGCTGCCTCGCGGGCCCTGCGCAAGCGGCCCCGGCGCAAACCCGATGCCTTCACCTTCACCGAAACGAGGAGACCATGAGCGAGACATACACTTCCGACTACGAAACCAAGGCGGAGCCGCAGGTGTCCGCCGTCGAGATGGCGCAGGCCTTCGACGAATTCATGCGCGCCTTCGAGGCGTTCAAGCAGAGCAACGACGAGCGGCTTGAGCAGATCGAGCAGCGCATGTCCGCCGATGTCGTCACGACCGACAAGCTGGAGCGCATCGACCGCGCGCTCGACGAGCACAAGCGCACTGTCGATCAGCTCGCGCTGAAGGCCGCGCGTCCGCCGCGCGAAACCGCCGCTGGGCTGGCGCATGGCGCCGTGAGCGAGCACAAGGCCGCGTTCGACAGTTATGCGCGCACCGGAGACATGGCGAGCTTGCGCGCGCTGGAGCAGAAGGCGCTTTCCGCCGGGACAGGCTCTGATGGCGGCTTCACCGTGCCGACCGAGGTGGAAAGCACCATCATGCGCGCGCTCACCGAAATTTCGCCGATCCGCGCCATCGCGGGCAACCGGCAGGTGTCGAGCATGAGCTTCAAGAAGCCGTTCGCGCGCACGGGCGCGGCCGCCGGCTGGGTCGCTGAGACCGGCACGCGCAGCGAGACCGGAACGCCCGTTCTCGAAGAACTCGACTTCCCGACCATGGAACTCTACGCGATGCCCGCGGCGACCCAGACGCTTCTGGATGACTCCGCCGTGGACATCGAGCAATGGATCGCGGACGAGGTGCGCATCGCCTTCGCCGCGCAGGAAAACACCGCTTTCGTCAGCGGCAACGGCAGCGACAAGCCGAAGGGTTTTCTCGACTACACGCAGGTCGCGGACGGTTCCTGGAGCTGGGAGAACATCGGCTACATCGCCACCGGCGTGGACGGCGATTTCGCCGGTACCGACCCGGAACACGCGCTGTTCGACCTGATCTACACGCTGAACGCCGGCTATCGCGGCAATGCCTCCTGGGTCATGAACCGCTCGACGCAGGCCGAAGTGCGCAAGATCAAGGACGGCGACGGCAACTACATCTGGCAGCCGGCGACAGAGGCCGGGGCGCGGCCCATGTTGCTTGGCTTCCCGATCGTGGAAACCGAGGACATGCCGAGCATCGGCTCGGACGCCACGGCGATCGCGTTCGGTGATTTTCAGCGCGGCTATCTCGTGGTGGACCGCATCGGCATCCGCGTGCTGCGCGATCCGTTTTCCTCCAAGCCCTACGTGCTGTTCTACACAACCAAGCGCGTCGGCGGCGGGGTGCAGGACTTCGGCGCGATCAAGCTGCTGAAGTTCGGCACGTCGTAACATTGGCCCATGCCCTGGCCGGTCGCGGGCCGCGGCGGCTTTTTCGCTTTCCGGCGGACATCCGCCCGCCGGTTACGCCCCAACGGACCGGCGGCCAGGGGGCCCCTTCAGAGTATTACTTTGATGGGACCCCGCCAGTCGGCCGCCCAGCGCGCCCGAGAGCGCGCTGGGGTCGCATCCAGCTTAGATTTTCCAAAAAACGGGGATGAGCCATGCCGCTAGTGCTGACGGCCGCGCCCGCTGCTGAGCCGGTGAGTGTTTCCGAGGCGAAGCAATATCTGCGCATTGACAGCGCCGTCGAAGACCCGGTGGTTGCCAGCCTGATCCTCGCGGCCCGGCTGCATATCGAGGGCGCGCTGGATATCGCGATGGTGACACAGAGTTGGACGCTGGTCCTCGATCAGTGGCCGGCTGACGGTCGCGTATCGGTCCCGCTCGGGCCGCTGCAGGGCGTCGACTCCGTCAAGGTCCATGACGCAGACGAGGTTGCTCAGACCGTCTCGCCGCAGACGTATGTGGTTGATCTCTCCTCGCTGCGCCCGCGACTGGTGCGCAATTCCGGCGCTGTCTGGCCAACGCCCGGCCGGCCGGCGAATGGCATCGAGATCGCCGTAACGGCGGGCTACGGGGATACGCCCGAGACGGTGCCACAGCCGATCCGCCAGGCGGTGCTGCTGCTCGCCGCGCACTGGTATGAGCAGCGCGAGCCGGTTGTCTTTGACCAGCCGGATGAGCTGCCGCACGGCGTCGCGGACTTGCTGAAGCCTTATCGGCAGGTGCGGCTTTGAGCGCGGGCATCGCAACATTGCGCCAGCGGGTCGTGTTGGAGCGCCCGGTGCGCGCGGCGGATGACGGCGGCGGCGCGGTCGAGACATGGGAGCAAGTCGCCGAGATCTGGGCGATGATAAAGGCCCAATCAGGCAAGGAGGCCGTCGAGGCCGACCGGCTGTCCGGCACCCGCAAGGCCGATGTGACGATCCGCTATCGCGCGGACGTTGCGCCGAACATGCGCTTTCGCTTCGGTGATCGCGTGCTCGACATCCACGCGGTGCTCGATGAGGACGGCCGCCGCAGCTTCCTGAAGTGCAGTTGTGAGGAGCGCGACCTGTGAGGTTTTCCGTGAGGACGCGGGGAACGGGGCTGGGCGGCCTCTCGCGTGCGCTGGAGCGCACGGATGCGCTTGAACGCGCGGTGAGGACGGGCGCTGAAGACGTGGCGCAGCAGGCGCGGGACGGTCTTGAGCGCGACGGCGGCGCGGGCGCTCAGGTGCTCGCGGACACGCTTGAGGTGACGCGTGCGCGGCAGCCACTCAGTTACCGCGTTGCGACGCGGGCGCCGCTGGCCTGGTTCCGCGAATTCGGCGCGCTGATGCGGGCGCAGCGGCCCTGGCTCCGTCCGGCGCTCACTCGGGCGCGCGGGCGCATTGTCCGCCGCATTGCCCAGACCCTGCGCGGCATGGTCTCGCGCCGCTAATCATATCCGGAGACAGCCATGAGCAGTTGGGCCTTGCAGCGCGAGGTGTATGCGACGCTCGCCAACGACACCGCCGTCGCCGCGCTTCTGGGCGGCGCGCGCATTTATGACGATGTCCCGCAGGACACGCCGTTCCCGTTCATCACGCTCGGCACCGCTTCCGTCAGCGACTGGAGCACGGGCACGGAACCGGGGCTGGAGCACCGCCTCGATGTGCATGTCTGGTCGCGCTACGCGGGCAAGCGCCAGGCCTACGAGGTGATCGACGCGGTACGCGCCGTTCTCCACGACGCTTCGCTCAGCTTGAGCGGAGCGGCTCTGGTCAATCTGCGCTGCCAGTCCTTCGAGGTGCGCCGCGACGAGGACGGCGAAACCTATCACGGCGTGGCGCGGTTCCGCGCCGTGACCGAACCCGTTTGATCCAGGAAACGAGGAGAGACCCATGAGCGCCCAGAAGGGCAAGGATCTGCTTTTGAAGGTCGACAGCGACGGCGCGGGCAATTTCCAGACGGTTGCAGGATTGCGCGCGCGCACGCTCGCCTTCAACGCGGCCACCGTTGACATCACCAATACCGAATCCGCCGGCGCGTGGCGCGAATTGCTCGCCGGAGCGGGCATCAAGACCGCGCGCATCTCCGGAAACGGTGTGTTCAAGGATGCGCAATCGGACGAGATCGTGCGCGGCTATTTCTTCGACGGCGTCCAGCGCGACTGGCAGGTGATCGTGCCGGATTTCGGTACCGTTGAGGGGCCGTTTCAGGTCACGACGCTCGAATACGCCGGCCAGCATGACGGCGAGATGACCTTCGAGCTGTCGCTGGAATCGGCCGGCCAACTCAGCTTCACGGGGGTGTAAGTCATGGTCAATCCGCATCGCGGCGAGATTGAAGCGGTTCTTGGCGGGCTGCCCTATACGCTGTGCCTGACGCTGGGCGCGCTCGCCGAACTGGAGCACGCCTTTGGCGAGACGGACATGATGGCGCTTGCCGAACGCTTTCAGAGCGGGCGGATCAGCGCGGGCGATGCGCTCAAGATCATCGGCGCGGGCCTGCGCGGGGCCGGGCATCAGCTCAGCGATGACGATGTGGCGAAACTGCCCGCGCCCGGTGGCGCGCCGGGGTTCGTCGACATCGTCGCGCGGCTGCTGAACGCAACCTTCGGAGCCCTCACCGATCAGCGGAGCGAGCCCGATGCCGGGTGAGCCGTCGCGTCGGCCCTTTCCCTGGGACGAGGCCATGGCAATCGGGCTGGGCGTGTTGCGGCTTGCACCGCGCGACTTCTGGGCAATGACGCCCGTGGAACTGGCGCGCGCCATCTCGGGATTGAACGGCGGGCTGCCTGCAGCGCCGATGACGCGCGATAGCCTCGATGGCTTGATCGCGCGCTTCCCGGACAGAGGATCACATGGCTGAAACAGTTGCCGATCTGGCAATCGAGGTGTCGGCGCGCACCGATCAGGCGCGCGCGCAGCTCAAGGAACTGGAAACGCTCGGCGAGCGGTTCGCCGGACGGCTGGGCCGCTCGTTCGAGAAAGTCGCACTCGATGGAGCCGGCCTGCGCGACGTGTTGCAGGACCTTGCGCTTGACCTTTCACGGATGGCGCTCCGCTCGGCTTTTGCTCCGGTGGAAAGCGCGATCGCTTCGGCGTTCGGCGGGCTGGCCGGTGGCATCGCCCCATTCGCGGCTGGCGGGGTGATCCAGCAGGCCATGCCGGTGCCCTTCGCCGATGGCGGCGTGATCAGCGCGCCGGTGTCATTTCCGTTACGCGGCGGCCGGGTCGGCGTTGCCGGAGAGGCCGGGCCGGAGGCGATCCTTCCGCTTTCACGCGGGCGCGACGGGCGGCTTGGCGTGCGAGCAGAAGCCGCGGCCAGCGCGACGAACGTCACCGTCAATATCTCCACACCGGATATCGAGGGCTTCCGCCAGAACCAGGGTCAGATCACGGCGCAGATCGCGCGGGCGGTCGGCAGGGGTCAAAGGAATCTTTAGATGGCGTTTCACGACATTCGCTTTCCCACCGCGATCTCGCGCGGTGCGAGCGGTGGGCCGGAGCGGCGCACCGAGATCGTCACGCTGGGGTCCGGCCATGAAGAGCGCAACCAGCGCTGGGCCGACAGCCGCCGGCGGTATGATGCCGGCTACGGCGTCCGCGGCATCGACGATCTCCATGCGGTGATCGCGTTCTTCGAGGAGCGGCGCGGGCGGATGCACGCGTTCCGATGGAGGGACTGGAGTGATTATCGCTCTGGCCCGCCCGGCAAGGCGCCGGCGATTGATGATCAGGTGATCGCCGTCGGTAACGGCTCGGATGACACCTTCCAGCTTATCAAGGTCTATGGTGCCAGCTTCGCGCCCTGGACACGCAGGATCGAAAAACCCGTCCCGGCTTCGGTCAAGGTGGCTGTTGATGGGATTGCGCAGGTGGAGGGTACCGACTTCACGGTCAATGATGCGACCGGCGTGGTCACTTTCACCACTGCGCCGGCGGGTGGCGCGCAGATCACCGCGGGGTTCGACTTTGACGTGCCCGCCCGCTTCGATACGGACAGGCTGGCCGTGAGCCTTGAGCACTTCTCGCACGGCGACATTCCGAACATTCCGATCGTGGAGGTGCGGCTGTGAGTTTTTGCTGTCCGGCGGACATCCGTCCGCCGGTTTACGCGCCTAAGGCGCGACGCCCGGTCGGGCTTACAGCCGCGCCGGCGGCGCGCCTGGGGCGCAAAACGCGGGAGTGGGAACAATCCCAGCCGCGGATCTGCGCGGCTGAGCCGCCGACTGGCGGCCGGCCCGTTGGGCCGTATCCGGGCCATGAAGCCAAAGGCGGGCGCGAATGCGACCAATATGGTCCGGTCTGCAAAAAAGGCCGCTCATGAGCGACCGAGAAGTTTTCGACGACATGAGCCATCGCGTTGTCGAAGCCGCGCGCGGCTGGCTCGGCACGCCTTATCATCATCAGGCTGCGGTGAAGGGCGCGGGCTGCGACTGCCTCGGGCTGATCCGCGGCGTCTATGCCGAAGTGATGGGGCGCGAGCCGGAGACGCCGCCGGCCTATTCGCGCGACTGGGCGGAAATGCGCGGCGAGGAAACCCTCCTCGAAGCGGCGCGGCGGCACCTTTCGCTGCGCGCCACGAGCGAGCGGCCACAGCCCGGCGATGTCCTGATCTTCCGGATGAAGAAAGGCGCGCTCGCCAAGCATTCCGGCATCGTGAGCGCGGTGGCTGATGGCGCGCCGACACGCATGATCCATGCGCAGGAAGGCGCCGGTGTTGTCGAGATCAACCTTTCGCGGTGGTGGCGCCGGCGGATTGTTGGGGTTTTTAGTTTTTAGGGTCCGCGAGCCTTCCGGCTCGCGGCTACCGGCCAAGCCGGGGGGCAGTGGATTCTTCACGGTCCGAGCCACATCCGTGGCTCGATTACGGGCCTGAGGCCCGGCCGCCGGTCGGCGGCTCAGCGCGCAAGAGCGCGCTGTAGAGGCAGTGCCCACGTTAGCGTTTAGCGCCCCAGCGCGCCCGAAGGGCGTGCTAAGCCGCCGACCGGCGGCCGGCGCTTAGCGCCGAAACGGCGGGACGGATGTCCCGTCGACTGCAAAAAAGGAGACCTAGCAAATGCCTGATATCGCAGATGGAATTCTCGATCAACTGGTGGACTGGATCATCGGCAAGTCCGATCCGGTCCCCGCTTCTGGCACGCGCTATGTCGCGCTGTTCGACGGCGATCCGCAAGGCGCCGGCTCGGAAGTCACGACCACCATTCGCCCCTCCGGGCGGCTGGCGCTCACATCGAGCATGGAAGATGCCGGGACCACCAACACCGGCGAGAGTTCATCGACAGCGGACATTGACTTCGGCAACGCCGATAGCGGCGCGACGGTCTCGCATATCGCCATTTATGACAGCGCCTCGGGCGGGACGCTTTTGGCCTCGGATGCGCTCACGGGCGGATCGCAGACCGTGACGGCGGGCAACCCGGTGAAAATCCCCTCGGGCGATCTGACGGTGAGCATTAGCTAAGGCCGGCCACATCCGTAGGCCGGTTGCCGGCGGACGAAGCCGTAAGGCGGGCGCGAAGCGACCAATGTCCGCCGGACAGTCAACAAAGAGATCCTATGACCACGCTGAACCTGGAAGCGGCGACCAACGCCGACTGGCGCCAGCCGTTCAAGGCGGCTGACGCGGCCGGCGGGGACCTGAGCCTGACCGGCGCGACGATCCGCATGGATGTCCGCGACCGGGGCGGGACCAGCGCGCTGTCGCTGGCGCTCGGGTCCGGCCTGACCGTGACCGATGCGGCGGCGGGCGAATTCGAGCTCGAGGTCGACCGCGACGATATGGCCGGCATCGCGCCGGGGCTGTATGGCTTCGACCTGCTGATAGAGATCGACGGGCTGGCGCTGACGGCCGCGCGCGGCACGGTGCACATCCGCGACGGGGTGACTGAATGGCCCGCGTGACCATCACATACGGCGAGCCGCGCCGGACGGTCGTTTACCCCGCCGCGCCGGAGAACCTGTCGAAGCTGCTCGGCGCGATGGTGAACAGCGCGATCAGCGTTGCGCCAGGCGTCCGGCAGGATCATCTCCTCGACGCGGCGCTGGCCGCCTCGGGGGCTTTTGCCGGCGGGCCGCTGGTCACGGAGATTTTCAACCTGGAGGCGCTGCTCGATGTCAACGGCACGTTGTCTGCGGGGCTCAGCCAGGCGCAGGGCCTGTCGGCGCAACTCGACGCAACCGGCGATCTGGCCGCGAACACGCAGCAGGATCACCTCGGCGCGCTGGATATCTTCGCCCTGTCCGTCCTCACGGCCAGCGCCCAGACCGACATCCTGCTCGGCGCGCAGATGGACGCCACGGGCGATCTGGCCGGCGACGTGACCTCGCAATCGGCCTCGAACGACATGCAGGCCGCGGCGGTGACATATTCCGGCTCCGGGGCCGCGCAGTCGATTACCGGCGTCGGGTTCCAGCCCGATATGGTCATCATCCTGAGCCGCGCCGACACCTCGGGGATCAGCGTTTACATCGGCGACCGCATCTCGCTTGGCCCCGGCGTGATCTGGGACGCGCAGCATAGCGACGGTTTCTTCTTCGAGGATAACGTCACCTTCTCCAGCACCATCACCTCTTACGATGCCGACGGTTTCTCGGTTGAGGACAATGACCGGGTGAACGATAGCAGCAAGTTCTATCTGGCCTTGTGCTTCAAGGGGGGCGATCAGTTCGAGGTGATCGACAAGCAGAACGACGGCACCAGCGGGCAGGTGGTCGCGCACAGCCTGTCCACCGCGCCGGTCTGGGCGTTCATCAAGCAACCGAGCGAGACGGCTGGCGAATGGCTCAACGAATGGACGGTTGGCTCGCAGCACGCCGAATCCTTCGGTGAGTTCTTCGTGGGCGGCGGCAGCGACACGTTGCAGGCCGTATCCGCCAGCGATGTCACGCTGGGCACCGATCTCCGGTGGAACCCGAACGACACCAACACCGCGGCGCTTTATCTGTTCGGCAGCGCGGCCATCTCCGGCAAGTACGAAACCGGCACCTACACCGGAACCGGCGGATCAAACAACGCGATC